ATGCTATCATGCGTGACACAGGTAGTATCAAAGGTTACGTAGCTGTCAAAGGTAAAGGTAACTTCAGGTACGGTATCTCTGAGGACTACAAGGGTAACCGTAGTAAGACACCTATGGATCCTAAGGTAGTTGAAAGACGAGAGGCAGTTACAGAGTACGCTTGGGAGACTGGATGTTTTAAGTCTGACAACTGTGAAGCAGATGACATTGTATCTATATGGGCACAAGAAGCTTATGAAGCTGGTGAACACTATGTCATAGCACACATTGATAAAGACATTGATATGGTTCCGGGTTGGCACTATAACTTCAACAAGAAGACTCAGTACTTCATTGATGGTGACGAAGGTCACTACAAGATGTGTATCCAGATGCTGACAGGTGACAGTACAGATAACATTCATGGACTTAAAGGTATCGGCCCTAAGAAGGCTGAGAAGTTATTAAAAGACGTACCGACAAGCGACATGCTGGAGACCGTTGCCAACGCATGGCGTGACCATCACCCTCGTGAGTGGAAGGAGAAGCTTGAGACTTGCTGGAACCTACTGTACATGCGCAGGGACTGGAACGGGTTTAAGAGATTAACTATTGAAGAGGTGTTTGCAGATGACTGAAATAGGACACTGGTCTTATGATGGAGAACCATTCGAGGTTGATGATTACTTCGGATTTGTGTACCTTATAACTGTGTCTGTACCTGATGGTAACCCTATCAGATACATAGGTAAGAAGCAGTTCCACTCTTATAAGAAGACTAAACGAGACAAGGAGTCTAATTGGAAGAAGTATACCAGTTCCTCTAAGCACATTAATGAACTCATAAAGGGTGGCTCTGAGCTTACCTTCGAGATCATTCAATTGTTTGCAACCAGAGGTGGACTATCAGCAGCAGAATGTAAAGTTCAATGGTACTTAGATGTACTTACGGAGAAATGTCCCGAAGGGATCCCCTTGTACCTTAACAGACAGATAGGTGCAGTTAAATTCATACCTAAAGAAGCTATATCAGATGAAACTAAAGACAGACTCAACGAAATCTACAGAACCGGAAGAGTACTTATCGAAGCCAAAGGAGAAGAAGCAGCAGAGACTTGATTACAAAGTCAAAGCAAGCACCAGACGTATCGATACTAAGTCCTATAAAGAAGACAGGTGGAACTAATGAGTGAATCATTCACCAAGCACTATCCATGCTTTAAATGTGGGTCATCAGATGCAGTAGCACTGTGGTCCAATGGGCGAGGTAAGTGCTTTGCATGTGACACACCTGCATTCTTAGATCAGTATGATGACACAGTTAAATCAAAGTTTAAACCAAGTAACCGACAACAGGATTATGATATGAGTGGCGAATCACTCCAAGACATCAGTAACTACGACACAGCAGGTGTTCGTGAACGTAACCTAACCAAGACAGCATGTGCAGTGTATGATATGAAGGTGGCCTATGATGCCTCTGGAGCTATCACCACACACTACTACCCATACACAGTTAAAGGTAAGGTAGTTGCATGTAAGAAGCGTACACTACCCAAGGAGTTCCGAGTAGTTGGTGAGTTAAAGCATAAGGATCTTGAGTTATTCGGACAGTCTAAGTTCCAACCGGGTGGCCTGAAGGTGATCATAACTGAAGGTGAGTTAGATGCCATAGCAGTGCAGCAGTCTATGCTTAACAAGTATAAGCGTACGTACCCCGTGGTATCCCTACCATCCTCAAGTAACATGAAGATCCTTGTGGCTAACAGAGAATGGCTGAGGTCGTTCAATGAAGTCATACTTATGTTCGATCAAGATGAAGCTGGTGAGAAAGCAGTAGGTGAAGCAGCTAAGATCATTGGCTGGGATAAGACATTGGTAGCCACACTGAGTGCTAATGACCCTTGTGACTCTACGCCTGACGAAATCATGTCTGCTGTCTTCAATGCACGTAAGTATACCCCTGCCTCCATCGTACGCGGTGAGGCTATCTGGGATGCATACGTTGCTCGTAAGGACGTGAAGTCTGTACCATACCCTAAGTGTCTTCAGGGACTCAATGATAAGCTTGACGGTATGCGTAAGGGTGAGATTGTACTGTTCACATCAGGTACTGGCTCAGGTAAGTCAACAATGATCAAAGAGATTGTACTGGAGATTGAGGAGCAGACTGAGGATAGTATAGGTATGGTGTCTCTTGAGGAGTCCATAGGGGATTCTGCAGAGAAGTTCATTAAGATGTTTGCACCTAAGGATCCTACTCCTGAGCAAGAACGTAAGGCTTATGAGAAGGTGTTCGGTAATGAAAGGTTAATCCTTCTGGATCACAATGGGGCTGTCTCTGACTCCAGTCTTATAGACCAGATAGAGAACCTGTGTCTGCTTGGATGCCAGTACATCATCTTAGATCACATCACCATTGCAGTATCTGAAGGAGCCGGAGGTAAGACTGGCAACGAAGCTATAGATTCTATTATGTCTGACCTGTTAAAGGTTGTTAAGAAGCATAACGTATGGCTTGGTTTGATCAGTCACCTACGTAAGTCCCAAAGTGGTAAGTCATTTGAAGAGGGTTACCTATCCTCCATCGATGACATAAAGGGTTCAGGCTCGATCAAACAGATCAGCTTTGATATAATTACATTCTCACGCAACTTAGTGGCAGAAGATGAAGATGAACGGAATACAATTAAACTCAGAGTACTTAAGTCCAGATTTACAGGACGCACTGGAGACTGTGGTTCAGCATACTATGACACAGGAACAGGAAGACTCAAGGGACAAGAGGACTTCCTCGACTACACTGGATAACTCCGCTGGTATAGTCAGCATCACGGAGTACATAAAAGAAAGATGTGAGGGTAATACCTTCCGTGGTAGACCTCCAGAGGGAGCCAGACTGGTGTCTTCAATGATACCTTATGGCTATACTTACGAGAAGCTAACTGTAAGGGCCGTAGCAGGGGCTGTGGCAGCTTATCAGAAGTCCCGAAGGTCATCATCAGCACCCTTTAAACTAACCGTTACATCGACTGTGATAGGCTTACAGGTGCTGTCTGCTTTAGGCGTACTAAACACTAACCATCAGGAGATCTTAGCTGTTGGTGATCTATACTTAGAAGCACTACTTCAACTGGGTTATATACACATTGAAAGAGAGTACTCAGGGTACAGAGCACCTTACATAATTCAACTAATGGACACATGGTCGGAGCTTGGAGATCTCCCACCTGAGTACGAGAGGGAGACACTGATTGGTACCTCCTTCACACCACCTAAGGACATAACATCACTACGTAATGAGTTCACCAAACGTCCATACATAAAGCGCATGAGTTCAGAGGAGGACTTTAAGCAGCTTATAGGAGCACCATTTATCACTGCTCTTAACAAGCTACAACAAACACCTTGGAGACTTAACAACACACTAGCCAAAGCCTTAGAGACTAACCTCGGATTGTTCATAGATCTTGAGGACCAGTCAATCAAAGCTAAGTCAAAGGCTATTGAGATGAAGTTTGTCATTGCAAAGATACATGCGGTAGGGTCTCACGACTTCTACCAAATGGTTGAGTGTGACTACCGAGGTCGTGTGTACTACACTGAACCCTTCTTGAACTTCCAAGGGTCTGATGTATCTAAAGGACTCTTTGAGTTTGCAGATTCTAAGGCTATGGACACTGCAGGGTACCGATGGTTATGTATACACACAGCTTGTTCCTATAACCAATCATATGAACTAGAGGAACTACCAACATGGGTAACAGCGGACTATCGAACCTATCTGCAAGAAGAAGGGCTCTCTACCATATCAGTAGACAAGATGACCTTAAAGGACCGAGAACTGTGGACCCTAAACAACCTCGACTGGATCAACCAATTAGCGGATGGCTTGAGCTTCAGAACAGAAGCAGAAAAGCCCGTTAGTTTCCTTGCATGTTGCTTGGACGTCAGTGGGTATAACAAAGCTAGGGCTAATCGTACTGTACATATGAGTCGATTACCTATACCTGTTGATGGGAGTAACAATGGATGGCAACATCTGGCAGCTATATCTAAAGACAAACAAGCTGGTGAACTGGTTTCTCTCGTACCTAGTGAGATACAGAAGGACTTCTATGTCCAAGTTGCCAAGCGTCTGATAGACAGGATGCCTGACTGGTTTAATGAACGTAAGATCCCAATGAAAGCTATCCGTAAAGGTATAGCAAAGCGTGGCTCTATGACAAGGGCATACTCAGCAGGTCAGAAGAAGATTGGTGCTAATATGTACTATGACTGCAAGGTAGAAGGCTATGACAAGAAGTACAATATCACTGAAGATGACTGTACCCCTCTGTCAAAGCAACTTATACTTGCTATCAACGACACCTGCGTAGGCCCCTTAAAGACCATGAAGTTTATTCAGAAGATGACAGACCACATACTCTCAACAGGTGAGACATGTACACAGTGGACAACTCCCTCGGGATTCCCAGTGTTATATGAGGTGTGGCGTCAGAAGAACATCACAGTACGTAGTACCATACGTGGACTCGGGCAGATAGGTCACAGCATTAAGGTACCATACATCACACCAAGTGGTGACTTGATACCATGCAGGAGATCCTTTGCATCTGGCTGTTCACCTAACTTCGTTCACTCAATGGACGCAGCTCACATGGCTAAAGTTATTCAGAGCTTTAATGGAGACTTCGGTGCTATACATGATTCATTCTCGACTCATGCATGTGATGTGAATAAACTAATAGACCATACCAAGTGGCAGTTTGCTATGATATACAACAGTGAGAACTTCTTCACCGTCATAGAGAACATGTTACTGGAGACCCGAGAGGGTTATACACTTAAACAACCAGAGCTGGGAACCTTAGATATATCTGAGATCCTGTCGTCTGATTACTTCTTTTGTTAATAGGAAAACTATATGAACAACGTAACACAGTTCCCAGATAAGCATATTCCAGAGAATGATATGCTCCAAGAACTAAATAATCTTATCGAGAAGTACAATGGTAAGATGACCAACGTGGCAATGCTGGGGTGCTTACAAGCATCTTCTAACTTTGTCTTCCTGTCTATTGCAGAGACAGCTATCTATGATGACGAGGGTGAAGAGTAATGTATAACATATTTGAAGAACTAGAAGAGAAGGTAATTGACTGGGCTCACATCAAGGGTATCCTTGGGGATCTCTCAGGTGGACATGACCTACGTGAGCGTAAGCTCAAACAGCTAGGTAAGTTTGAAGAGGAAGCTACTGAGCTGTATGACGAGGTACACTCAGGCGGTGACATAGATAAGGTACGTGATGAACTTGGTGATGTGTTGGTAACACTGACAATCCAAGCGAATCTATGGGGCCTCTCACTCACAGAGTGTTTAGATGAGGCATACAATAAAATAGCTGTACGCACAGGGCGTATGGTAGACGGAGTGTTTGTAAAAGATGAGTAATGATAAAGTATCACACAATATAGTGCCCGGTATTGACGACATGGAGTACGTTGAGATGTTTAATCTTGACCCCAACCTTGCGTACACACCGGAGATCAACGAAGCTATCTTGAGTAAGGTCTGGGAACAGAACTACGCAGGAGCAGTTGCTGAAGGTCTATCAGAGGAGGAAGCTATGGCTCATGCAGAGGCACAGCGTACCTCAGGTCGTAACACAGTGATTCAAGCTATAGCAGATAAGCAATAAAATAACCCCCAAGTATACGTAATGTATACCTGAGGGTAATGCCCCATTGGACTCCTTAATTGGAATCTAGTGGGGCTTCTTTTTTTATTATCTATTGTTGTTAGTTAAAGTCAAATGACTTGAGTGCATCCATATGATACTGGAACACTGGGTTGTTACCTAGTATCTTACTAAGCTTAGCCCTGCGATCCTTAGCCTCGTTGGCTACATTGTACATACTCTGGAGGCTGTACTTCATACTAGGTGTGAGTACTCTAAACAACTCACGAGCCTGTAGGTTAGTAACCATGTGACCCTGTGTTGGTAAGTTACGCTTCTCCTTCTTAGACAGAGCCTCAAATCGCTTAGAGGTATCTGTGAGGATACTTAAGACCATCTTCTGCTCAGCACTTAGTGGATCAGCGTTGCCACCACGAGGTAACAACCAGTGTGCTTTCTCAATCATGAACTGAGCTTGAGCAGCGTTACTTACAAGACCCGTAGGGTTCTTATTAGCCATCGTATTAAGCTTAGTGGCACCACGCTGGTATGCGTTGTTAGCACCTTCAGCCATCTCTGTCATCAAGTCATACTTAAGTGTCACATCAACCCAAGCTTTGTTAACAGTATCAACAAGAGGTTTGAAAGAACCAAGGTCACCAATGATAGCATCATAAATAGTAGTTACATATGGAGTCTCTGCACCAGAGTCCCTCTGCAACTTCCTATAGTTCTCACCCGACAATGCGTTAGCAATGGCTGCACCATCGTTACTGATGATAGCCTGAGGTAGTATGCTTTGTGCAGCTTGGTAGCCACCGTCAGCAGTCTTACCTAGTGCACCCATCTCTGGGCTGGAGGCTTGATACTTGCTCCTTGTGATACGAGTGTTACCAAGTACAGATGGGTTCGCCTTACTAGGATCACCGTACACGTACTCACCAACAGGCTTCACATACTTCTCACGGATCTGAGAGATAACAGGAGCACCCTCTTGTGGAACGTAGTCTACTGTGTTGATAGATGTCCAAGTACCAGTTGGTTTCTTGAATCGTAATGGTTCATCAGCAAGCATAGCAAGCTCAGTCACACCCTTAAGGCTCTTACTGAATGTATTAACAGCAGAACCCAGAGTTTCCTCAAGGTTATGTGCAAGTATCACATGAAGCATACGAGACATCTTAGGTACACCACCATCCATATCAGCAGCCATATCAGTCAACCCTTTGGAAGCAGTAACTGTATTCATCATAGCTGACAACATACTCTTGATCGATTGACCATAAGGTAATGTCATAAGAGGTGGCTTCAGGAACTCATCAGGCTGTGCAATAGCAAGTGCAAGTATGTCCTCGATCTGAGGTAAGTCTTCGATAGTCATACCGAACTCATTCCTGAACTCCATAGAGTCCACAAGATGTGGTAGTGTCTTGTTCATACTGTCAGCAAGCACAGCACGTAGGTTACCTTCGACTCCATCGTACATAGCAAGAACCTTTGAGGGATCCTGACGTAGTACTCCAATGCGGTACATGATATCAGTTAAGCCTAGCTGAGTTGTCATACTGGCAAGTCCGTTAGATATACCATCCACTTCAACAGGTCTCATAGAAGAAGCAAAGCTTCCACCACGTTCAACTGCATCCATGTAACGACCAAGCTCAATAGCTTCTTCAATCAAGTTAATGGTTTCATTGGGGTGCTCAAAGGCTTCTTCCATAAACCGAGTAACTTCAGAGTCAGCTTTAAACTCACCCAGCGTAGCCATAACACCACCCACACCTTTGATCTGGTTGTCGGCTTGTTCCATCTGCAATAGTGCATTGGCTGTAGCATCAACATTGTAGTTGTCAAGGATACCCTTAAGCTTACGACCAACACTTGCGATAGACATGAGCTTGTCATCTTTCATAGCTATGCGCTTACGCATGTTACGAATCATCTGCTCAGGTACAAGGTTGTGTTCAGCAAACAAGTGTGAACCCCAAGTTACAATCATAGCGTACTCAGCATTAGAGTTGCTTCCGGGTTTGATTTGATACTGAGTACCACTCCCGTACAACTGTCTGGCAAGCTTATGAGTCTGCATGTTCATCTTCTGTGCGCTATAGCCCAGACGAGAAGTACCAGTCTGTATATAGTTGGTGAAGCTGATTGGATCATTCCTGAACTCTGCAATATCTTGCAACATCTCAAGTGCCTGCGCAGCCTTACGCTCATACATCCTCTTCTTCCACGAGGGTGTTGCAGCCTCAGCAGCAAAGGATCTTAGGATCTCTGCTTTCTCTGTCAACTGTGCAACCTTAGGGTGGTTTGGTTCAAGACCTGAGGCCTCTAGCATAAGTATGTCAGCTCGGTAGATAGCATTGCGTGATGCATTGTTAATCTTATCAGCAGCTTTCTGACCTATGCCAAGCATCTCAGCAGCCTTACCTCTGACTTTGATAACACCATCAATCATCGTCATCTCAGCAGCGGCTTTCATACCCATAAGGCTCATGAATAAACCAGACTTGAGTCGTGCAGCAGAGATCACATGGCGAACCTTAGATACGTTCTCACGTACCTCAACCTCTGGGGTACGCTTACCACGTTGCTTAGGGTCCTCATAGTGCTTACCAGTCTTCTCCTTAGTCTTTGAGTACTGAGTTGTAGGTTGTGGGTTGTTGGTTACTTGAGGTCTTGCATACACCTTAGGTGGCATGAGATCCTTCTTAGTGTTCTCCAACATCTTACGACCAAGTGGAGTGATAAGGTACTCACCACGAGTCTTACCATTGCCAGTCTGTACTTGAACAGATTGATACATCATAGGGTTACCCAATGAGTATATCTGCTTAGCCCACATACCTAACTTCTCATAAGCTTCCTTGGTCAACTCGTTAGTTGGGTCGAGGTGTGCATCCGGCACAGTGTCCATACCTTGGTCACGTACTTGTTGCAGCTTCAACCATTCCTCTGACAGTGTACGACCAATCTGTGCCTCAGAGACACCAGACTGTAGATCAGCAGGTGATAGTCCGGCTATATCTGAGATGTCATCCTTACTGAAGTTATCAATCAAGTCCTGAGGAATCATAGATTCATCTTCAGTCTGCTTGCTTAGTATAGATTCCATCAAAGTCATGCCAAGTATCTGGAGATCCGGAAGGACTTCCATTACCCTGTTGTCACCTGTGAATCTGACAGCATTCATATGCCCAAAGAGTTCCGCAGAGTTAAGTGGCTTCTTATGTTCCTTGTCAACGTAAACACGCATGGCTAGTTCATCATCAAGTGCAGAGACATCCTGAGCAGGTGCACTTCCAACACCCATCATGCTCTTAACTGATTCCATCTTCTTAGCTTCATCAAAAGGAATACTAAGGGAGTCTGTCCTTTGCAGTCGCTTGACAGCCCATATAAGGTAAGGGGCTGCATCAGGTCCAGCAATGTTATAAATATCCTTAGGTCCGAAGTCTCCAAGGCTGGTGCCATGTAGCTGCTGCAATGCCTGAGAAGCTTCTATGTCCTTCTGTTGCTCCTCCTTGGCAGCAGAGACCTCAGCAGTATCTGCTTCAGCCTCCATAGCTATCTGGCCTACTGTGGGTGTCACATCTAATGATGTGGTGTAAGGGTCCCTAGCTTCAGCTTCACGTAGAACTGGTAGCTGTGCACCATCGTTAGGTAAGTTCAACCCATCCATGACTACACTGAGTACTTCTGCATCACTCCCTCGTGATCCAACCTCGGGTACTGATGTTCCTGCTACAATATTACTCTTAGCCATTGGCTACTCCTCCTTTCCCCACTGATAATTTATAATCCTATGCTTGTACGGTGCAATGAAGGGTAAGCTTCCGTAGAAGTTCTTCATAAACTTATCACCATCACTCTCTATTGCCCCAGATATCATTCCATACCCACGACCAACAGTACCTGTAGCTGCAGCTTCACCTGCAATGTTGTCCCAGATGAACTCACCCGGACCATGACTACTACTACCATACAGAGGGAAGAGTAAGTTACTCCCGATTACCCTCTCTGTGGTTCCTAATAACCCACTTGAGTACACAGCTCTTTGAATCTTCTGTGCGTCAGTTAGGTAGGGTGACGATTCACCATACTTAAGTTCATCTTTGATACCTTGGGAGATGAATGCTAATGCAAGCATACTTCCCATAGCTGCAAAGGTTCCATAAGTTAAGCCCTTAGAACTCTTACCTTTCACCTGATCCCACAACATAGGCAGCTGGTTAGCTGTGAATGTAGATGTGAAACCATTGAACTGGGTAAGTAATGCAAAGCGAGGGTCACTGTAGAACAGCGGTCTGTTTAGTGCATTAGGTAGGGGTATTGCTTGGTTGACAAAGTTAGCAGCTCCGTTAAGGAACTCACGTTTGTATATGATGGATTCATCAGCTGTCAATGTTCCACCAGCCTTAAGCTTGTTAGCTATTGGGCCTATGTTGTGTAGCGATATACCAAGTTCTCTCAGCATATGTTTAGCTTCAGAGACACCCACGGTATCCGGCTGACCCATCTTAGATTCAATCAAGTCAAGCTTCTCTACGAGGAAGTCGTTAAAGAACGACAGTCGCATCATACGGTGCATGTCTTGTTGATCGTGTAGGAAGTTAGCCTTGAAGAATGCATCAGTCACACCACGAGTCATCTCGTTAGTTTCCTGTACACCTGTTGTAGTTGCTGCTCCGGTCTCTTGAGACTTAAAGCCAGTCTCCTTCAGCATAGTCTTCATGTTTGTATAGTACACATAGCGAGGATCTGCCTCACCTCGTGACCTCACACTTGCTATCTTCTTATCAAGGAATGTTTCAAGACTCTCACGAGGCTTTGCAACCCTTGCCGTTACAGCTAGGTTACGCATCCATGCACCAACAGCACTACCAAAGAGGTAACCCTGTGTTGCTGAGTTCTGTACAAGAACATCTCTTGAGACTCCCATAGGAATCATAGCCATCTCTGGCATAGAAGAGAATGCAGCGTTAGCCAAACCCTGAAGTGTTGTCAACAGTGTCAAGTACTTCTGACCCTGCTTAACAGTCTCATTGTTTATCCGCTTGTAGTTACCAGACTCTGCATTGAGTACGTTACGTAGATCATATGCGATCTTCTGTAACATCTTCTCAGCAGCCTCAGGAGACATAGTCTCAAGTAGTTCAGTACGTACATCACCCATCATCTTATTCAGATACTTGGAGTCCTTACCTATGAACTTACGATGTGCTTGGAACCTTGCAGCCTCACGAGAAGCATCACCCATGTTCTTGAAGATGTTCTGCTCTAAGAACTGATCGAACTCAGGTCTATCTGAGATGTGCATCTGACGTATCTTATGAGCTGATGGAGAGACTCCACCTTTTGTGATATCAAATGCTTCACCAAGTGTAGCAACACCTTCAGTATTCACGATAGCCTCAGTAAGGTTAACAGCATCAGACTGGGACATACCATATGAGGATACCAATGCTTTAACAAAGGCATCCTTGTTGCTGGCTATGTACTCTGTCCTGAAACCCTTATGACGATAAGCCCAGTTAGCAAGACGCTCAGTTGGTTTCTCTTTATCATAACCCTTAGCTTTATTATTATCATTAAGGAGTGTCTCACTCAACGTGGTGAACTCAGCATGTAGCTTTAAGAGTGCAGCCTTGTTGGCTTTAACTTCAGGTGATGCCTTGCTCCAATCAAAAGGCTTATTAGCATCAGTGGCTGGTTCAATAACTTCTCTGTAGAACTTAGTAGTCAGTGTACTCACGTAGTCTGAACGACCCAGAGAACTCTTACCTAAAGGTACATCAAAGGAAGCTTCAATAGACTCCTGATCCCTCAGTATAGAGTTGTAGGTAGCTACTGTTAGTTGCTGTTCCTGTATCATACCCGGGCCACTGAATACCTTATGACGTACTGAGCCTAGCATGTCAGCTATCTTGACAAGAGTCTTTGACTTACCCTTGGCTGCTGAAAATGCCTGTGCCAGTGAACCCTTAAGGGCTACCATAGGATTCATTGTGAATGCTTTGATGTGTTCCAGTGTAGTACTCGGGGCTTCGTGTGCGTCTGCAAGAGCACCCATAACATCTTCTGGTTCTGATGTGTATGTGAATCCAGACCCAACCTTATCACCACCGTGGTTCTCTGCAGCAAGTTCATCTGTTGATCTCACATACCCGAACTCAGCTTCCTCTTCCTTACGGAAGTGTGTGTTGACGTTGTCGAATCTATTGTCACTGTCACTCTCAAGATCAGCAGCAGCTTTCCAATCACCTATCTGGTAAGCAACTCCGGGAGCAGCGAAGCCAGCACCCATAAGACCACCAGCTACAATAGCATTAGTCATACGGTTCTGGATCTCGTCATAATCCCATTCTTTCTCTGAGCCTATAACAGATGCAGTGTACTCGGTTAGTTCCTGCATAGCTTCCGTGACACCCTCACCTCCGGTAGCTTTTGCAAGACCCTTCACACTCTCCCTGAACAGGTGACCCTTTAGTATCTGGTTAGCACCAAAGGCTTTAGCATCATCAACGTAAGTCAACAGTTGCTTCTTGGATACCTGCAGTAACTTCTTTGATGCTGCCTTTCGGGCTGCTTCAGGACCTAGGTGTCTGAACTCGTCAGACTTAGCTATGGCTTTGATAGCCTCCTCTCGACCCTCTTTAGTGATCATCATAGAAGGGCTGACAAGCCCTTTAAGACCTACCTTATCTAAGTAAGTCATAGCAGCACCAGCAACGATAGCAACACCTAAGTTCTTATCTTCGATGTTACCTTCCATAGAATCCAATGTCATACCTGTGTACATAGACATAGGTAGTGCCATAGACGTACCATAGGTTACTGGTGCAGCTGCCATACCTAGCATAGTCGCACCCATGAATGGGATAGACGAACCAAGCATACCCTTCATACCTGTGGTGACTTCATCAAAGGAAGTCCAGTCAATCTCAGTTACATCCATCTGAACAGTTGGAAGTCCTTCGATGTACTGTTGGTTAACTGAAGCAGAAGCAGCAAACTCTGCCTCCATTATCTCAGCTCCAAACCTGTTAGATAAGGCCTGACCAAATGTGTTAAGACTCTTAGCCATGTTCGCATAGCCAGTGTCAAAGCCAGTACCAAAGGGAGTCCTTGAACGTCCAGCGTAGTCAGCCCCTTTGTTCTTTGATTTGATAGACATGTACAGGTCTGGGTTAGCAGCATACTCAGCTGCATCAAAAGCTATAAGCTTCTGCATTGGTAACCCACCGTACTGGTCTGTCT